GGCGGGGGTTCTGGCGGTGCTTATGTTACAATATATGCAAACATAATTAACCGTGGCACTAACACAACTGCAAGCATTATTCAATCATTGGGCGGAAATGGTGGTTCTGCAACTGCAACGCTATCAGGGACAGCCGGCGGCGGCGGCGGCGGTGGTGCAGGCGGCGGAGGTATTGTTTACATTGTTGTCGGCACCTTGCAAGGTTCAACCATTACAAATGCAATTAACGTGTCTGGCGGCACGGGTGGCAATGGTGGTAACGGAGCAAGCACAGGTAAAGGCGGCAACGGCGGCACAGGTGGTAACGGCGGAAACTACCAGATTGTAAATTTGAGCGTACCTTCATTCACCGTCGGTTCGTTTAACGCGGCAGGCACGGCAGGCGGCACTACCTCAACCAGCACAGGCGCTTCAGGTGGCGCAGGCGCAACTGTCCAAGGGAACCTCTAATGGTCAGTTTTCTTGATGCATTTGGCGCAACAGTTACAGGCGACGCCGAAACTGGCTGGACGCGCGAAGGTGTGGCGCTTGGCACGTGCTCACAAGAGCAAGCCGTGGATATCTTTTCTGGCATGGCTCCAGACGGGTGGGTTCCGCCAGGACAAACCGCCGTAGTTCCAGAGTCCGTTACCGCATTTCAAATTAAAGCCGCTCTTCATGCTTTGCCGGCAATTTCTGGGCCTGGCACTTTGTATGATGAGATAAACTCTTTGCTGACTTCGGCTGGCGGCGTTTCTTATCTTGCCTGGGAATATGCAACGGAAGTCACAAGAAATGGACAACTTGTAAATGCCCTAGCAAATCAACTAGGTTGGACGCAAACACAACTTGATGATTTGTTTGTTACAGCAAGCACCATTTTTTCGTAAAAATATATTGCAAACGGAGAGGCAAAATGCCTGAAGAAAATATAACCGACGAAGAAAAAAAAGAAATTATCAAAAATGCTCTAAAAGAATGGCTTGATGAGCAATTTGCAACTTTTGGTAAATGGACTTTAACTGGGTTGTCTGCCGCTGCGTTAGCTGGCTTTGTTTATCTTGCTTTAGTTTCTGCCGGGCTACATAGAGGGTAACATGTCCGCGACAACGCCGCTTACCTATAATGATTATATTAATCAAATTGCAACCCTAGCTGTTGTTAACACAACAACAACAAACGGTGTTGTATCTGGCGTTGACGCGGCTTTTAATACGCTTGTGCCTCAGATGCTCAATTATGCTGAATTGCGCATTCAACGTGACCTTGATTTGCTTCAATCACAAGTTGAAAACACTAATTACATTCTTGACGCAAACAACAACAAATTACAAATAAATGTTGAAGATTTTGTTACTTTGCAAACAATGGTTGTAGTTCCTGTTATTACAGGAACACTTACACCAACGTATACGCCTCTTTTGCCTGTTACAAAACAATATATTCAAAACGTTTACCCAGACGCTACGAGCGCAGGGACACCTATCTGTTTTGCTATGTATGGTGGCGATTCTACTACTTACGGGAACACATACCAAAATATTATTGTTGGGCCATGGCCGAATGCTAATTATCTAGTTACTTTAACCGGGACTTGGCGTCTGCAAACGCTTTATGCCAATGCTACAACTCTTTTGGCATCAACTGGCACGACGTTCATTAGCACCTATTACCCCGACATGCTTGTTCAAGCGAGCATGATTTATATCAGTCAGTTCCAGCGCAATTTCGGCCCAACATCGAACGACCCGCAAATGGGGCCGAGTTATGAAAGCCAATATCAAACGTTGCTGAAAGGCTCTTTGACTGAAGAATACCGCAAAAAATTCCAAGCCAGCGGATGGTCATCTTCATCTAACTCCCCGGTGGCAACCCCATCTAGGGGGGCTTAATGCCACACGGCGCACTTAAGCTTACCGGCGGAGTTGATATAAACCGCACGCCTGCGTTAAACGAGGCGTCGCTTTCAGCTTGCAATTTTATCCGATATATGTATGACCCAGCCAATTACATTCTGGTGCAAAAATTAGGCGGCTGGACGCAATACGGCCCGCCGCAAGACACTATTACTCGGGCCTTGTGGGCTTGGGAAGATATTAATGCACTTAAATATCTTGCCATTGGCAATCAAGCATCAACTAGCACTTATCAAGCTTATTTAGGTGTTTTAGCCAATAACACTCAAACGCAAATTACACCCGTTGCAATTACAAATAATTTGACCGCATCAACCGCATTTAGCACAACAAGCGGAAGTGCAACCGTTACTATTACAGATAGCACTGTTCCTACTACAGCATACACTTCAGTTTATATCAGCACGCAAATTAGCATCGGCGGGCTTGTTTTATTTGGTTTTTATACGTGCACCCCAACTGGTTCAACAACATACACCATTCAAGCTACTGATTTATTGGGCAACCCACAATATGCCACATCGCCGAGCACATCAGCCACCGTTGTATCATTCACAACGGTATCAGGTTCTGCGGCTGTCACAGTTGGATTGAACAATCACGGGCTGTCCGTTGGCAGCACATTCCCCGTTCTTATTCCTGCGGCGAGCAATGGCGTTACGCTCTTGGGCAATTACACCGTCACGTCGGTTGCAAGCGCCAATTCATTTGGAATTTCGGCCCAAAACACCGCAACATCCAGCGGCACTTTTTACCTCAATCAAAGTAACGCTAATTTTATTTATTATATCAGCAATGGCCCTGGTAGTGCAGCAGTCTCCTATGGAGGCGGTACTTATGGCGCTGGTGGTTACGGCGGCATTACATATTCTTTCCCGACAAACAGCGTGCCAATTTATACCAACGACTGGACGTTAGACAATTTTGGGCAAATTCTTGTTGCGTGCCCTGTCCCTGAATTATTGGTGTCTCTCACAACCACAGGTGCAAGTGGAAACGGAACAACAGCAACAATTACATATAGCGGGTCTTTCAAAATTCCTGTTGGTAACGCTATAACAATAACAAATTTAGTTCCTTCAGGATACAACGGCACTTATTATGTCACTGCGTCGTCTGCGGGCTCAGTATCTTATGCTAACGCAACCACAGGAAGCCTAACCACGCAAGGCACGATTGTTACTCAAGACCCTGCCTCTGGTCCTATTTTTGTCTGGGATTCCACCAGCGGCAACCAACAAGCCACAGTGCTTTCAGCAGGGCCTCCCGTTTGTGATGGCGTCTTTGTAGCCATGCCTCAGCGGCAAATTATCGCTTGGGGGACAACCTTTAACGGCGTCCAAGACCCATTGCTTATTCGTTGGTGCGACGTTCAAAATTACAACCAATGGATTGCGCAAAGCACCAACCAAGCTGGCTCTTACCGGATTCCAAAAGGCTCTAAGATTGTTGGGTGTTTGCAAGGCCCGCAGCAGGGATTGATATGGACAGACCTTGCTCTTTGGGCAATGCAATATATCGGCCAACCGTATATCTATTCATTTAACGAAATCGCCGTAGGGTGTGGCCTAATCGGCCGTAAAGCTGCCGGTGTTTTTAATGGCGTGGTTTACTGGATGGGCCAAACACAGTTCTTTGCTTTTGCCAATGGGCAAGTAACGCCGCTTCCATGCCCTATTTGGGACGTTATTTTCCAACAAATTGATACTGCAAACGTTAATAAAATTAGAGCCGCGGTTAACTCCCGGTTTAACGAAATTGCGTGGTATTACCCTACAACCACGAGCAACGGCGAAGTGGCGGCTTATGTAAAATATAATGCGCAGCTTAACCAATGGGATTACGGCACGCTTGGCCGGTCAGCCTGGATTAACGAGACAGTGCTTGGCTCGCCCATTGGCGCTGACCCGTCTACTTTGCTGTTGTTTCAGCATGAGACTTCACCCGACGCAAACGGGCAGGCAATGAATTCGTATTTTCAAACGGGTTATTTTGTCATCAATGAAGGCGACCTTAAAATTTTCCTAGACCAATTTTGGCCGGATGCAAAATGGGGCTATTATAACGGAACGCAAAGTGCTACACTACAGATATATTTCTACGTAGTAGACTACCCTGGACAGACGCCAACAGTTTACGGCCCTTACTCAATCACCCAGGCAACTACGTTCTTTTCGCCTCGGTTTCGCGGGCGGTTGCTATCAGTCTACGTGGGAAGCAGCGACGTTGGTTCATTCTGGCGCATTGGGCAAATGAGGTATCGTTTTATTCCTGACGGGAAATTCTGATGAGCGGCTCACTGTTTGACATGCTGACAACGGTTAAAAACCTTGTCACAGCCACATCAACGCTTTCGACCAATGCAACCGCACTTGTAGGCGCTAAAAATGCGCCTGGTATTACGGCGCAAACAGTTGTTTCTGCCAACCCAGGGCGTCTTTATAACATCAGTGTCATTGTGGCAGGCGGAGCAACTGGTAGCGTGTGGGATGCAAATACAACCGCGTCTGCGACATCTGCCCGATTGATAGCTACCATCCCTACGGCAGTTGGCATCTACACCATCAATCTTCCTGTAGCTTATGGTATTGTGGTCACGCCTGGCACAAGCCAGACCATTGCAGTGGGATATTCATAATGCCCCTCAAACATGGCAAATCTCAAGCCACCATTTCGCATAACATCTCTGAGATGATTCATGCCGGCCATGGACGTGACCAAGCCATTGCTGCGGCCCTTAACACAGCCCGTAAGGCGCGCGCTGAGGGCGGTGGCGTGCTGCGCAGCGCTACGCACACAGGCCCCATCCACAGCCCCGTGGCGGGGCGTACAGACCATCTCCCAATGCATGTGCCGTCAGGTGCCTACGTCATCCCTGCGGACATTATCAGCGCCATGGGCGAGGGCAACACAGATGCCGGGTTCCGGCACATGAAACTTATCTTTGGCGTTTTGCCCTACGGAGGCGGAGAGATGCCTTATGGTGGCCAGGAAGCCCCTTACGGGGCGGAAATGCCGCATAAGGCTGCTGGTGGTGAAACACAGACAGTCCCCATTGTGGCGGCTGGCGGAGAATATGTTTTGTCTCCAGATGAAGTCCGTAAAGCGGGCGATGGCGACCTAGATACCGGGCACCGCGTGCTTGACGATTGGGTAAAGCAAATGCGTGCCAAAACTATTAAAACGCTTCAGAACCTCCCCGGCCCTAAGAAAGATTAACATGTCAGACCTTGAAGTCCGCATTGCCACGCCTGACGATGTTCATGACTTCATGCACCTTGCAATGTCTGGTGCACATGAAAACGCTTTTCTAAATCCAAGTCCAAAACGAATTTTGGAAGAAGTGTGGCCGGCGCTTAATCTTAATGGTGGGCTATGTGGAATTATTGGCATGCCGGGGCAAAAACCAGAAGGTGGGATATTGCTTCGTTTGGGTAAAATGTGGTATTCTGACGAATATACTCTTGAAGAGCGGGCAATTTTCATTGACCCAGAGTTCCGCAGTGCCAAAGGCGGTCGGGCTCGCAAGTTAACGGAATTTGCAAAACGAATGTCAGAACAGTTGAATTTGCCTTTGATTATTGGCGTTCTTAGCAATCACCGCACAGCCGGAAAAATTAGACTGTATGAGCGTGTATTTGGCCCGCAAACTGGGGCATTTTTCTTGTATAACGCTCGAACTGATTCGCGCCTTATGCCGGAAGTAAAATAGGAAAAATAAAATGGGAGGCAAATCTTCAACCTCAACAAGCAGTGTAAACATTCCGCCGCAAGTCCTTCAGCGGTATGAAAATGTTAACAACATTGCTTCGCAAGTGGCACAGCAGCCATACCAGCAATATTCTACCGACCCTAACGCATATGTCGCGCCTTTGACTTCTACGCAGCAGGCAGGCATTTACAACACAAACCAATACGCCGGCGCAGCACAGCCATATATTCAAGCGGCAGCAAACGCAACGTCTAATGCCGTTAATTCTACGGCTCCATATTTTAACCAAGCCGCACAGACTACTTTGAATGCGCAGCAGGCCGCGCAGCCATATTTTGGGCAAGCCGCACAGACCACTTTGGGTGCGCAGCAAGCCGCGCAACCGTATTTTGGCCAAGCCGCACAGACCACTTTGGGCGCGCAGCAGGCCGCGCAGCCATATTTTGGCCAAGCCGCACAGACCACTTTGGGCGCGCAACAGGCCGCGCAGCCATATTATGGTGCCGCAGGGGCTCTAACCGCAGCAGGCGCTGGCCAAGCTAATCTTGGGCAATTGCAAACCAATCGATATATGTCACCTTATTTGCAAGATGTCGTGAGCCAGCAAATCGCGGCACAAAATTTGCAAAATGCGCAACAACAGTCTGCATTGCAGGGAAGCGCCATTCAGGCCGGCGCGTTTGGAGGCGACCGAGCGGGCGTCGCGCAGGCTAATCTTGCATACCAGCAAAACCTTGCAAATCAGCAAGCTCTTGCGAATACGTTACAATCTGGTTACACGCAAGCGCAAAATACAGCGGCGCAACAGCAAGGCGCAGAGCTTTCCGCGCAGCAGGCAAATCTTGCGCGCATGCAGCAAGCCGGGCAACAATTCGCTGGCTTGGGTTCGGCGCAAGGGCAACTTGGTCTTGGCGCAGGCGCGCAGCTTGGCTCCTTGGGTTCGGCGCAAGGGCAGCTTGGTCTTGGCGCAGGCGCGCAGCTTGGTTCCTTGGGGACAGCACAAGGGCAGCTTGGTCTTGGCACAGGCGCGCAGCTTGGCTCGCTGGGGACAGCACAAGGGCAGCTTGGTCTTGGCACAGGCGCGCAGCTTGGCTCGCTGGGGGCGCAGCAAGGACAGCTTGGTCTGGCCGGCGCGCAGCAATACGGGAACCTTGGGCTGGCAGGCCAGACCGCAGCACTCCAAGGGGCACAGCAACAGCTTGCCGCAGGCCAGGTTGCACAACAAACGCAACAGCAGGGTCTTACTGCTCTCGCAAATCAATTCCAGCAGCAGCAGTCTTACCCTTTCCAAGTCGCGCAGTTTTTGGCCAATATTGCAGAAGGAACCGGCGCGCTATCTGGCTCTACTACGACATCTACGCAGCCGCGTGGTTTC